TCCAGAACGTGATGAAATCAACCCAGAAATCAACGAAGCACTTGTCGTTGAATTCTACAACAAAATGCTTTAATTTTAAAATTCATTTTGCAAAAAGCCCGTTGTTATGGGCTTTTTCTTTGTTTTAAAATACTGTTTCAGCAATTTGCTTACCTTTTTGCTTACTTTTATATAGATTTTAGAGCCATTTCATAGAATGAGACGGCTTTTTTTGCGTTCTCTTTTGATAAGTGACTGTATGTGTCCATAGTCATTGAAAGAGTAGAATGTCCTAGGCGGTGTTGCAACTCCTTATAAGGAATACCCGAATTAAGGAGCAAGCTAGCATGAGTATGTCGGAAACCGTGGAAACCTATATTATTTACCCCAGCACGTTTAAAGTGTGTTCTTAATCGAGTTTGTAAGGTACGGTTATTAGGGTATTCGTGTACAAAGTCCGAGAATACCACTGTTTCAGTCCTGCCTAGTTTCCAAGCCTCTTGGGTTTGTTTACGTTGGTATCTTTTCAGCATGGTTATGGTTTGCTGATCTATGTCGATATCTCGGTAACTAGCTTTTGACTTAGGACTGTTTACCTCTTGTTTATAGTTTAAAGTCTTGGTTATATGGACAACAGAATTATCAAGGTCAATATCAGACCATGAGAGAGCCAAAGCCTCGTTAATACGGCAACCAGTGGCAAGTAAGAACTTATATAGCACGGTTTCATAGTAATAACGGTATCTATTACTGTCTAGGCTATCTAAGTAATCAATGAATTGCCTTAGTTCCTCGTTGTTAAAGTGCTTAACCTTTTGTCGCTTTGCTTTTTGGATATTTCTAGGGAGAATAACCTCACGCGCAGGGTTAAACGGTATAGCTTGCATGACTACGCCATACTGTAAAATACGCTTGTTAAGCGCGTGTATCTTGTCATAATAGAGATAAGCCCCCGTTTCTCCTTTGTTGGTCTTATTAGCAACCTTATTGATAATCGACTGTATTAGTGGAGTTGTTAGCTTATCTAGTTTAAAACTGCCAAACAAAGGCAAGATATGGTTATTTAAAATCTTATGAACATTATCTTGGGTGTTAGGTTTTACGGTATCTTTATAGCTATCCCACCATAAAAGAGCTAGTTCTTTATATGTTGTGATAGTGCTAGCCTTAAAGCGTGTTGATCCATTAGCCTTAAAATCAAATTGCGCTTGTTGGGCTTTGGTCTTGAGTTCTTTCTTTGTCCTAGCAGTGACTTTAGTTGTAACTTTCTTACCAGTGATTACATCAACACCAAGATATATATTAGCACGATAGACGGTTGACCCGTCTTTTTTCTTTATCTCGTTAATTTCCATGATAAACCTTTCTAAACATCAGCAGGCAAGCCATATTATATCGGGTTTAGATTGGTTTATATAAGCATAATTTTGATTGTCACTTTTAGAAAGTGGGTAACAATCAATATAGAACTGCTAATAAAGGGGCAAAGTAATATACATCTTCATAACTGATTTTTTGATTGTCGATTAAAAAGGTGCAGTCTTCTAGTAAGTCAGTAATATATACTTCTTTATTGTATATAACAAAATGCTTCCTCATGAAGTGCAAGTTTGCAAATCTATTTTCGTACCAAGCAGACACGTATAAAGATTGTTCTTTAGGGGAATATACACCTAAAGCAGTTTCATATCCTTGTATAGGTTTTTTTGTATGGTCAACAAAACAATGAAAGAAGCCTTTTTCTTCATAGTCAGTTATTTGTTTATCTTTGTCAAAGTCGTCAAGTTTTACTGAACGAAAATGCACCTCACGAAATACTAATTCTTCATTGATTACATCTTCTAAACAATGATAATACCCCTCAATAATATTGTCATTATCAGAATATACGTTTTTATCATCACAATAAATTAAATCGCGAAATTCGCTTAGCTCCTTAAAACGTTTTTTAAAAAGTTCCCACTCAGAAACCATCCGATTATAAATTTTAGGAGCTATATCCCAATTATCTTTGATAGTTTGGACAAAACGCATAGTTGTATCGTCGAAGTCTTTGTCTATTTTTTCCATTGAATTATCAATAATAGTGTCAACGGCTTCCATATCAGATAAGGAAATTCCATAACGATCCAATTCGGTACTTATATCAAAAATAATAGGAGCAGGTATACGTCCAGTTAAATATTTTTTCTCTTTAGGTAAACGTTCGTTTATTCTATCAGCTATATAGAAAAAACGATTACCGTATAGAAGTTCTTCTAGGGTTCGATCTCCAACTTTTGCAATTTGTTTAAGTCTATCTGGAGTTGGTGTAGATAAACCATTTTCCCACCTTGAAACAAGACCTTTCCCTGCATTAAACAACCCACCGAATTCCTCTAACGTCATTCCCTTTTTTAAACGTATTTCTTTAATTCGTTGACCGACTGCTTTTTTATCTATTTTTTTTACCATGAACACACAATACTCCTTATTCTCATAAGTTGATTATAACACGTTTTTAAAAGTAAACAACAATAAGTTGCAAAAAGTTACGTGCTTTATATTGATTTTTTTTCGAATAGAGGGTACAATCATAGTTGCATAAAGTTATAAGGAGGTGAAACATAATGAGTAAGAACAAAATTCGAGGTTATCGGGCTATGTTAGGCAAAACTCAAAAAGAAATGGCTAAAGCTCTTAATATCAGCCCTCAAAGTTACTATAACAAGGAGAACGGGAACGTTTCTTTTAAAGATGGTGAAAAATTACTATTCAAAAAACTTGTAGCAGATTTGTTCCCAGATATCACAATCGAAGATATATTTTTTTGACGATAGGTTGCATAAAGTTTCGTATAAGTAAACTTCATAATGACTTAGAAAAACACAGTATAAAAAGTAAACAAAAAAGGCTCAGCAGTCGCCAAACTCACAAGCCTTTAACTATCCACAACTAAAACGCAACACACTGGCAGGCAAGCCATATTATGTCGGGTTTTAGAACACTTATAAAGATACCTCAATTATATCATGAATTGCTGGTATCGTGTACCCCTACTTAGAGCGCTACCTCTTAAAAATGGAATAACATCACAGAAAAAATAAGGTCTAACCAGTAATTAAAATAAACGAGGTAAAGAAAATGGCTAAAAAAACAAAGAATAACACAATCACGATTAAAAAAAGCAAAAACCTAGGGACTGACCTAACTAATATCATGACTGGTTTACAAGCACTACGCCACCACGCTAACACTCTTATGATTGCGAAACACGCTGGGGCAGATAATGGACTACTACGCCTTGAAACAGGTAACTTTCTGGAAACAGTCTTTGATATGGTTGAAATTTATTCTAACGAGTTAGATAGAGTTGCCTTTTACCTACTCGAATGTGACAACCCAGAGGAATTAAAAGCATACGAGGCAGAGGAAAAAGGAGAGTAAATCATGGCTACTGAATTGAATTTATCAGCTAGCCAGTTTATTGTCCTAGCTATCATTTTAATCCTTGCCCTAACCGTTTTATGGCTTAAGAAAAGCTATTTTCAGCTTGATATAGAGCATAAAACCGACACCGTGACAGATAACACCACGCGCAACGTAGGCTCACGTTACGGGGCTTATATTCAATCACAAGGCAAGTATAACAACTAGAAAGGCGCGCGCTATGACTGAAATTATTGACCTTTTTGGACGGAATAAAGAGCTAGAAACACTAAGCACAACTCTAGTTACAATTACGGATATGGAAGATACGGATACGGACGTTGTTCCGGAAATTGTCGAGATCATTAAGCAACTACTGGATATCATTAAAACACAACAACAATCTATAGAGAACTTAGCTTGTATAGCAGAGAAAACAATACAACTAGAAAGAGGTGTAAATGAAACAAAATAGACTACAAGAGGCAGAAATGGCAGTTTTAGCAATCCTAAAGAAAGGACGTGCTAACGCTACGACTGGTGGAGAAATAGCCACTATCACGGGTTATAACTCCCGTCTAATATCTAGTGCAATCAGTAACCTAGTTATTCGCTATGGTGTCCCTATCATTGGTGTTAGGGTTGGTATCCGTAGTGGTTACTATATCGCAGAGACCAGAGAGGAACTATTAGAGGGGCTTAGATCTCTTGAAAACCAAGTCAAGAATGAACAGAAAAGATTAGACATTTTAAAGTCTATCGAAGACGTGACTGCATACGAGAAATCACTAGAAAGGGGATAATATGCAGGTATTCAGTGAAGAATATCAAAAAGAGCTTGCCCAAGGGGTCATATCGGTACTAGATAAAGCCCTAGAGGGCTATTCTAAGCTTGACAAACACCAGTTAGGGATAATCACTGCCCAGCAAGCAATGGACGAGCTAGGACTTAAATATAACACTCTAAGACGTTGGGAAGAGGCAGGGCTTAAACGCTATCAGCCACCAGTAGAGGACACGCGCAAGGTTTATTATCGTGTCAGTGATATTCTAGCTTTTCTGGGCGTGTATAACTAGAAAGAGGGGGCTAAATATGCCTATTTATGAAAGCAAAGGGTTTGGGAATGATTTGCATTTTTTAAATAAACCAGCTTTTGAGTTTATTGCAAATTTTAGACCTAGAACAGTCCCCAAAGGTGCAAATATAGACGATTTTAAGCGCAGTTCAGCCCCCTACTGTATTACTGGCAAGGTGAAACAAGACGAGAACGGCAACTACAAACGCAATAACGCTAGTTTGGTTTATCGTGACTTGATTTTCTTGGACTATGACGAGCTAGAGGCTAACATAGACTTTCCTAGCGTTGTTGAGAACACCTTACATGGCTATTCTTATATCATTTATCCAACTATTAAGCACACAAAAGAAAAGCCACGTTATAGGCTTGTGGTAAAGCCTAGCGACGCAATGAATGAGAGAACTTATAGGCAGACTGTCCAAGAAATAGCAAGTAAAATAGGGCTACCATTCGACAGTACAAGCCTAACATGGTCGCAGTTACAAGGCTTACCAGTAACCACGGGAGACCCTGCTGACTATGAAAAGATAGTAAATAGAGGGCGTGATTATCCCGTAGCAAATACAGTTATGGCTAATCAGAAACCACACTATCACACACCACGCCAAAACGGTAATAAAACAATTACCATGCGCGTGCTAGACACCCTATTACATGGCTTTGGTGACGAGGGTGGGCGTAATGTTGCGGTAACTAGGTTTGTAGGGTTATTACTATCAAAGTGGGTTGATGCTGACGTAGCCACTGCCTATGAGCTAACAACCATAGCAAATAGCGTTACAGATAACCCTTTACCAGAGCAAGAGCTGGAACGGACTTTTGAAAGTATTGTTAAGTCAGAAATAAGAAAGAGAGGTGTCAATGGAAATTAATATTGACGAATTGCAAGAGCAACTTAACGAAACCAAGGTTATTGAGCCACCTAAGTCTATGAAAGAAGTACTAGACCGTATCTATCAAGCTGGTGAGCTATGGCGCTCAGAAAATAAATACTTAGTTAACGAGGGAAAAAAGAATGAGAAAACAGTCATTCCGCTTCCTAGTATCTTTACCGTAGCTAAAGAGTTGAGTAAAATCGTAACATTTACGTTTATTACCAAATCTAACACTGCTGATAATAGCTTGCTCTATCTGTATGATCTCGACGAGGGTATCTATACCGCTAGCGCAGACGAATTCAATGTTTTGTGTAAGATGTTTGATAGCAGAATAAAGCCAAACGATTGGAAACAAATCAAAATGATGGTACGTACCATGACGAAGATAAGCAGACCGTTAGAAAGTGCTAACTTAGTACCAGTACAGAATGGTATCTTAGACTTGAAAAACAAACAACTACGACCATTTGACCCTAAGTATATTATCACCAGCAAGATAGCCACTGCTTACAATCCGCCTAAGTTTACCCCTAAGGATAGAGAGGGCAAGACGTTTGATGATTGGTTAAGTTCTATTGCTTGTGGTGATAGTGAGTTGATAACCCTCTTTTGGCAAATTATCCTAGAGGCTATCAACCCAAACTACACCCGTAACAAGTTCGCTATTTTCTATGGTGATGGTAACAACGGTAAAGGAACATTTCAGCGCTTACTTATCAATCTAATTGGTGAAAGTAACGTGTCAGCTTTGAAACCTGCACAATTTAGTGAGAAGCATAACTTAGAAACGCTTGTGGGTAAGGTATGTAACATCGGAGATGAAGCACCAAACGACTACTTAAAAAACCCGTCTGATCTAATGAGCATCACCAGCGGTGACACTGTACTGGTTAACCCAAAAGGGAGACCAGCCTTTGAAGCAACCTTCAAACTCTTTAACATCTTTTCGGGGAACTATATTCCTAATGGTGGGAATAAGACCAAGGGTTGGTATAGACGCATTATGATTGTGCCATTTAACGCTGACTTTAACGGTCAAACCGAAAAGCCTTGGATAAAGAACGAGTTCCTAGCTGATAAAGACGTCCTAGAATACGTTCTGTATAAAGCCGTCAACCAGAAGCCTTTCACTCAATTTATTGAGCCTAAGGCGGTCAAAGACTTGTTAGAGGAATACCAAGAAGATAATGATTATTTGCTTGGTTTTATCAGAAACGAATACATTCCTAACGGCTGGCATGAGTTAGAAATTGTACCAGTCTTTCTAGCCACGAAACGCCTAAGAGAGTATGCCGAAGATATGGGAATACAAAAGCCGAATTTATACGGTGCAGGGAAAGACATCGCTAGAAACCTACGAAACTTAACGCCACACAGCTATTTTGTTAAAAGGGCAAGGGTAAAAGCTAGTGATATCAAAATTTTAGACCCTAATGGATTTGATGCAAAAAAACTAAATAGAGTCCAACACTCAATCGTAAAAGAGGAATAATGTTACCTTGTTACCTTGTTGTTACCCTGTTTTCACAACAAGGTAACACCCTTGAACGATTGATACATAAGGGATTAGACCTATTCTGTTACTTTGTTACCTTCTTTATAAAGTTTATATTATAGATAGATATATGACGATAGTTATATATATAAGAGAATAGAGAAAAGAAGGTAACAAGGGTAACAACACCCCTCAAACCCTTGCTACTACTGGTCTCGTACATGTTCCCAACAAGGTAACAAAAGGGAACAACAATGTAACAAATAGCAAAAGTTTACATAATTTATCTTAAAACAAGAAAGAGAGACTAAAAATGACTGAAAACCACTACCTAGAACAAGCGGAAAAAGACAGACTGGAACTTGAACAGCACCGCTTAAATTACATGGCTGATGATACACCTATTGAGCCTAGCGATATTCCTAAACTAATGGAAATAGCTAAAAAGTTACAAGCAGAGGATACTAGTCTGAACATTTATGAACTGTATAAGCACCCAGAAGCGCGTGCTAAACTATTCTCACAGATAACTGAAGCTTGTTATATGGCTTTGAGTGCAACACCGACACAAGCCCAAAGATTGGCATTTTGCGACTATCTAGAACAACAATACGAAAACACCTTAAAGAAAATGATTGCCAGCACAGAGAAACAGGCACTAGGTGAGTTACTAGATTTGTTAGAGCTACCAGCAGAGATAGAAAGCCAGTTTATCCGAGATATGGCAGTCAGTGGGATACTAGCCAAAGATTGAACAGAAATGAAGCGCTTGGGTTATCTGAGCGCTTTTAAAAAGTTGAAAAAAGTTGATATAAAACGCCTTAATTGTTGGAAAATGTCGGAATGGAAACCATAAATGTTAGAAAATAGTAGAATATAAAAGTATATAATGGCGCGTGGTATAAGAATGTTGAGAAATGTTGATATAAAACCCCTCTATAACGTCCTTAATACGCCCTATACAAAGAATAGTCCGATAACATTCGGGCTATTTTTAAATGTACCCCCGCCCCTATATTGCCGTCTGGAGAGCCACGACAAGGTGTTGCCTTACATCACGCGCAACTTTTTCCAGTTTTTTATAGGGTGTCTATACCAATTTATGCTAATGTTTGCTAACATTTTTCGCTATAATAGAATTACTTAAAAAAGATACGTGTTTTTCTGTATCAATTACGAATAGTAAAGAAAAGGAGATAATACAATGCTAACCTATGATGAATTTAAAGAGGCTATGGACAATGGTTTTATTAAAGGTGATACTGTCCAGATTGTCCGAAAGAATGGTAAGATCCATGACTATGTTTTAGACGGTGAACGAGTTGAGCCACACGAAACATTGAGTTTAGAAAAAGTATCGGATATAATAAAGGAACTAGGCGAGGACAACTAAAAAAGCACCTTGCTAGTGCTTTTCTCTTGCCTGCTAAACTCGTAAATTGACAACGTTGTAAATCTATTTTGCCTACCTATTTGCTAACTTTTAGGTAAATTGTAAAGCAATCTATAAAAACCTTCTTCCTATATAATGCTAGTTTTTACTAGCTTCTTAGGTTGAATAGATAGCTAAGAAAAACCTAGCTTAGCTCTACAACAAAATGCTTTAATTTTAAAATTCATTTTGCAAAAAGCCCGTTGTTATGGGCTTTTTTGTTTATCTTAAATCATTGATTTTTGAGTTTGTTCAGTTATTTGTTTAGTTACAAGTTTGTTTTCTAATAAAAAAAGACCCTAGTCTAATACAAG